CTTATAGAAGATCAAGAAAAGGTTACAGGTGCAGATAAAAAGTTAAGAAAGTTAAACAATCTGAAGGGAAAATTATCTAATAAGGTATCTACAATTACAAAAGAACATAAGTTCTTTACGGATAATACGGTATGTCCTACATGCACACAACACATAGAAGAAGACTTTCGATTAAATAGGATTAAGGATGCTCAAAGTAAAGCCAAGGAGTTGCAAACTGGTTATCAAGAACTAGAAAAAGCAATTAAAAACGAAGAGGATAGAGAGCGTCTTTTCACCACACTCACAAAGGAGATTTCTAAACTCAACAATGTTATTTCTCAAAACAATACTCGAATCTCTGGATTTAATAGACAGATCAGAGATTTGGAATCAGAAATTCAAAAATTTACCGAACAACTTAAAAACAGAAATATTGAACATGAGAAACTAAACGAGTTTAAAGAAAGTCTTCAAAAAACAGATAATGAACTATCTGATAGAAGTCAGGACATAGTGCATCATGATTTTGCATATTCTCTTTTGAAAGATGATGGTGTGAAGACTAAGATAATTAAAAAGTATCTACCACTCATAAATCAGCAGGTTAATCGTTACTTGCAGATGATGGATTTTTATATCAATTTTAAATTGAATGAAGAATTTATTGAGACAGTAGAGTCACCAATACATGAAGATTTTTCATATTCATCTTTTAGTGAAGGTGAAAAAATGAGAATTGACTTGGCCTTACTGTTTACATGGAGAGAGGTGGCAAGAGTCAAGAATTCTGTCAATACAAATCTATTAATTATGGATGAAGTATTTGATAGTTCTCTTGATGGATTTGGTGTTGATGAATTTATGAAGATCATTCGTTTCGTAATTAAAGATGCAAATATCTTCGTTATCTCACATAAGTCTGATTTGCATGATAAATTCGATCATTTAATCAAATTTAGCAAGGAAAGAGGGTTTAGTAAAAGAGTAGATAAAAGTGCATCATAAATATTTTTAATGATTTATATTAACACATGTTATCAACCCAATATCGTCTTCGACTTGAAGGCATCTGTAAGTCAATTGCAGCAGGAACTGAGGTAAGTTTGGAAGACATGATATGGGCAGAGAAATTATCAAAGGCTAATACAAGTGCAAGAGGAATGATAAAACAGGCAAGAAGAATGAATACGAATCCGAATGATTCTTTTCTGAATAACTTGAATATAGGAGACTCCGATTCAAGTGGTAGACAAATAAGGGGTTTCAATAGTCCAGATGAAATACATGACTGGTTTAGACCAGATCGTTCAGATGATTGGAGGCAGAGAGACTAATAGACAGTTTAAAAAGTGTCCACTCAACCGTCCTTTGTGACGGTTTTGTTGTTATCATGGATATATCAGACAAGGAACCCCATGACAATCAAGAACGAAATCAAATCACAACTAGCAAAACTACTTGCTACAGAAGATCTCATTGTAGAGCATAAGAGAGTTGAGACTGCACAGTTTGATGTTCACTCTAGAGTTCTTACTCTACCTGTCTGGGATGCAAGTGAGTATGTATATGACATGCTTGTAAGTCATGAGGTCGGACATGCGTTATATACTCCTAATAGAAACTGGATCTTAGAAGAGGGTTATCAAATGAATCCTCAGTTTGTTAATATTGTTGAAGATGCTCGTATTGAGAAGTTGATGAAGCGTCGTTATGAGGGTATCTCAAAGACTTTTTATAGAGGATATACAGACTTAGTTGATCAGGACTTTTTTCAAACTAATAATAAAAATATCTCTGATATGAATCTTGCTGATCGTATCAACTTACATTACAAGATTGGTACTCATCTTGATATACCTTTCACATTAGAGGAGAGTATCTTTATCAGAAAGATTGACAACTGCGAAACATTTGATGAGGTTCTTGATATATCAAAAGAACTTTTTGAATACTGTAAAGAGCAGTTTGAAAAAGAGAAGCAAGAGCAAGAAGTAGATGATGAGTCTGGTATGTCACTTGAGGGTATGCCAAATGGCCAAGGACAATCAGATGGAAATGTTCCTTTCGATAATGCTGACAAATCAGAAGAGGGAGACACAGATGATGGTCAACCAACACCACAAGAACCTGTGGGTAAAGAATCACAATCTGTAGAGAATCAACAATCTCCTACAGGAGATCCAGTTGGTGGAAGAGAGGGTGGCAATGTGTTGGAAGAACTCACAGTTGAAACTGCTGATAGTCTTGAAGATGCACTTAGGAATCTTGTTCAAATGGAGGGTAGAGAAAATGTCTACATCGAAATACCTCAAGTAGATTTGGATAAGATCATTGTATCAAACAAAGAGATACATGATGAGATTCAAGCACTACATGCTGAGATAAGACCACCTGTTCGTCCTAACAATACAAGTGGTGATGAGAGAATGGATTATCATTTCAATCTTTTGTGCAATCAGTATGAGCAAGGTCTTGAAATGGAGAAAAACTTTGCACAGTTCAAGAAGTCTGCACAGAAAGAAGTAAACTATCTTGTCAAAGAGTTTGAGTGCAAGAAGTCTGCATCTGCATATGCTCGTGCTACTACAAGTCGCACTGGTGTTTTAGATACATCTAAGTTACATACTTACAAGTACAACGAAGATCTATTCAAGAAGATCTCTGTTCTACCTGATGGTAAGAATCATGGATTAGTATTCATTCTTGATTGGTCAGGTTCTATGTCTCACATCATGCTTGATACTATCAAACAGTTATACAACCTAATGTGGTTCTGTAAGAAAGTACAGATTCCTTTTGAGGTCTATGCATTCACATCATCACATCCAAATCCAAATGCTAGAGATGAAGATGGAGTTTGTCAACATGCATACGAACCAAAGGATGGTATGGTTCAAGTAGATAAAGGTTTTTCTTTGATGAATCTTTTCACAAGTAAGTCTCGTGGTAAAGATTTGAATCAACAGATGTTGAATATCTTCAAAGTTGTTTCATCATTCAGAGGATATTCATCCGGAAGTTTTGTTCCTAATGGATTACACTTATCAGGCACACCATTGAATGAAACAATCGTATCATTACATCAGGTTATTCCACAGTTTCAAAAAGAATCTGGTGTAGAGAAAGTCAATTGTGTCATTCTCACAGATGGTGAAGCACAGTGGTCACACTATCATCGTGAAGTAATGAGACACTTTGATTATGAGAAACCATACTTTGGTACAGGTAGTCTTGGAGAAGGTGTATTCCTTCGTAATCGTAAGACAGGAAAGTCTACTGAGTTTGATAGTTACTGGGCTGGTGTGACTCCAACATTCTTGACAGACATTGGAGAAACATTCCCATACTGTAACTTTATTGGTATTCGTATTCTTGACTCTAGAGAAGGTGGTCGTTTCATTCGCACCAACTTTGTTAGAGACGAAGATAATCCTCTTTTTGCAAGAAAGATGGAAGAGTGGAGAAAGAACAAGTCAGTTGTTCTTGAGGGTGGAAATCAAGGATACAAAGTTTATCTTGGTCTATCATCATCCGCTATTGGTAACAACTCTGAGTTTGAAGTTGTTGAAGATGCAACTAAGGCACAGATCAAAAAAGCATTTACCAAAAGTCTTAGAGGTAAGAAGATGAACAAGAAGATTCTCAGTAAATTTATTGAGCAAATCGCATAAATAGGACAGTTAAAAAAGTGTCCACTAGGGGGTTCACAAGACCCCCTTTTCAGTTATAATTAGTACATAACTGAAACCCCTTTTTTATTATGACATTCGAGTTAAAGATGACCCAAGAGCAAGTTATTAATGGACTTCGTGATCTATATGGATCAGAGTTTACAACACCAGAAGTCAGAGCATTTTGCTCAATGAATGACATCGCATATTCCACAGTGACAAAGAAACTCAAAGCATTCAAAGTTACTAAAGGTAAGTGGAATCTTGAGGTGACACAATCTGCAGTGCAAGACATAGAAAGATCTTTTGCAAAACCTTCTGTTCTTCCACCACAAGTACAAAATCTTGTTCCTGCAAAAGATGAGAACTTCGTCAAGTTTGGCCCATTTGCAGACATCAAAAAGATTATTCAATCTAAGCAATTCTATCCTGCATTCATTACAGGTCTATCAGGTAATGGTAAGACATTTTCTGTTGAGCAAGCATGTGCACAACTAAATAGAGAGTTAATTAGAGTTAATATTACTATAGAGACAGATGAAGACGATCTTATTGGTGGGTTTCGTCTTGTTGATGGTAACACTGTTTGGCACAATGGGCCAGTCATCGAATCTTTGGAGAGGGGAGCTATACTCCTTTTAGATGAGATCGATCTTGCATCAAACAAGATTCTATGTTTACA